GAGCCTTCAATACGCTTGTCACCCAGGAACGTCGGAGAGCCTTCCTGTTCAATATCATCATCAAAAGCAGCAAGTTCATCATAACCCGCCACATCCACCGACTTTTCACGGTAGTTTTTTGCCGCTTTACCGCCCAGGCACCAGAAGCCACGCCCATTGGTGAAACGCTTCATGGTGAGCGTGTTATCCCGGTGCTTTTTGCCATACCACGGGGCCAGCGCCAGCAGCGACGGAATATCGCGGATGGTCGGCTCAACGTGGGTTTTCATAAAGTTCTCGGCATCACCATCCGTCGGCAACCAGATAAGGGTGTTGCGTTGCTTATGCTCTATGAAGTAGGCATAAACACCCAGCAGCATTTTGGAATAACCAACACGGGCAGACTTCACCACATTCACCTCGCGGATGTAGTCACTGCCCATCGCATTCATGATGGCCCGCTGAAAGGGCAGTGTTTCCCAGCGCCCTTCCTGGTATGCGGATTCTTTCGGGAGATAATAATTGGCATCCGCCCATTCAACGGCAGTCTGTGGCTCCGGCCTGAACAGTGAGCGAAGCCCGGCGCGGACAAAATGTCGCAGCCTGTTAACCTGACTGTTCGATATATTCACTCAGCAACCCCGGTATCAGTTCATCCAGCGCGGCTGCTTTGTTCATGGCTTTGATGATATCCCGTTTCAGGAAATCAACATGTCGGTTTTCCAGTTCCGGAAAACGCCGCTGCACCGACAGGGGGATCCCGTCGAGAATACTGGCAATTTCACCTGCGATCCGCGACAGCACGAAAGTACAGAATGCGGTTTCCACCACTTCAGCGGAGTCTCTGGCATTTTTCAGCTCCTGTGCGTCGGCCTGCGCACGCGTAAGTCGATGGCGTTCGTACTCAATAGTCCCTGGCTGGAGATCTGTCTCGCTGGCCTGTCGCAGTTCTTCAACCTCCCGGCGCAGCTTTTCGTTCTCAATTTCAGCATCCCTTTCGGCATACCATTTTATGACGGCGGCAGAGTCATAAAGCACCTCATTACCCTTCCCACCGCCTCGCAGAACGGGCATTCCCTGCTCCTGCCAGTTCTGAATGGTACGGATACTCGCGCCGAAAATTTCAGCCAGCTGCTTTTTGTTGACTTCCATTGTTCATTCCACGGACAAAAACAGAGAAAGGAAACGACAGTGGCCAAAAAGCCCGTTTTCAGCACCTGTCGTTTCCTTTCTTTTCAGAGGGTATTTTAAATAAAAACATTAAGTTATGACGAAGAAGAACGGAAACGCCTTAAACCGGAAAATTTTCATAAATAGCGAAAACCCGCGAGGTCGCCGCCCCGTAACCTGTCGGATCGCCGGAAAGGACCCGCAAAATGATAATAATTATCATCTACATGTCACAACGTGCATCTACGCCATCAAACCACGTCAAATAATCAATTATGACGCAGGTATCGTATTAATTGATCTACATCAACTTAACGTAAAAACAACTTCAGACAATACAAATCAGCGACACTGAATACGGGGCAACCTCATGTCAACGAAGAACAGAACCCGCAGAACAACAACCCGCAACATCCGCTTTCCTAACCAAATGATTGAACAAATTAACATCGCTCTTGATCAAAAAGGGTCCGGGAATTTCTCAGCCTGGGTCATTGAAGCCTGCCGTCGGAGGCTAACGTCAGAAAAGAGAGCATATACATCAATTAAAAGTGATGAAGAATGAACATCCCGCGTTCTTCCCTCCGAACAGGACGATATTGTAAATTCACTTAATTACGAGGGCATTGCAGTAATTGAGTTGCAGTTTTACCACTTTCCTGACAGTGACAGACTGCGTGTTGGCTCTGTCACAGGTTAAGTAGTTTGAATGATTAGCAGTTATGGTGATCAGTCAACCACCAGGGAATAATCCTTCATATTATTATCGTGCTTCACCAACGCTGCCTCAATTGCCCTGAATGCTTCCAGAGACACCTTATGTTCTATACATGCAATTACAACATCAGGGTAACTCATAGAAATGGTGCTATTAAGCATATTTTTTACACGAATCAGATCCACGGAGGGATCATCAGCAGATTGTTCTTTATTCATTTTGTCGCTCCATGCGCTTGCTCTTCATCTAGCGGTTAAAATATTACTTCAAATCTTTCTGTATGAAGATTTGAGCACGTTGGCCTTACATACATCTGTCGGTTGTATTTCCCTCCAGAATGCCAGCAGGACCGCACTTTGTTACACAACCAATACTATTAATTGAAAACATTCCTAATATTTGACATAAATCATCAACAAAACACAAAGAGGTCAGACCAGATTGAAACGATAAAAACGATAATGCAAACTACGCGCCCTCGTATCACATGGAAGGTTTTACCAATGGCTCAGGTTGCCATTTTTAAAGAAATATTCGATCAAGTGCGAAAAGATTTAAACTGTGAATTGTTTTATTCTGAACTAAAACGTCACAATGTCTCACATTATATTTACTATCTAGCCACAGATAATATTCACATTGTGTTAGAAAACGATAACACTGTGTTAATAAAAGGACTTAAAAAGGTTGTAAATGTTAAATTCTCAAGAAATACGCATCTTATAGAAACGTCCTTTGATAGGTTGAAATCAAGAGAAATCACATTTCAGCAATACAGGGAAAATCTTGCTAAAGCAGGAGTTTTCCGATGGGTTACAAATATCCACGAACATAAAAGATATTACTATACCTTTGATAATTCATTACTATTTACTGAGAGCATTCAGAACACTACACAAATCTTTCCACGCTAAATCATAACGTCCGGTTTCTTCCGTGTCAGCACCGGGGCGTTGGCATAATGCAATACGTGTACGCGCTAAACCCTGTGTGCATCGTTTTTAATTATTCCCGGACACTCCCGCAGAGAAGTTCCCCGTCAGGGCTGTGGACATAGTTAATCCGGGAATACAATGACGATTCATCGCACCTGACATACATTAATAAATATTAACAATATGAAATTTCAACTCATTGTTTAGGGTTTGTTTAATTTTCTACACATACGATTCTGCGAACTTCAAAAAGCATCGGGAATAACACCATGAAAAAAATGCTACTCGCTACTGCGCTGGCCCTGCTTATTACAGGATGTGCTCAACAGACGTTTACTGTTCAAAACAAACAGACAGCAGTAGCACCAAAGGAAACCATCACCCATCATTTCTTCGTTTCTGGAATTGGGCAGAAGAAAACTGTCGATGCAGCCAAAATTTGTGGCGGCGCAGAAAATGTTGTTAAAACAGAAACCCAGCAAACATTCGTAAATGGATTGCTCGGTTTTATTACTTTAGGCATTTATACTCCGCTGGAAGCGCGTGTGTATTGCTCAAAATAATTGCATGAGTTGCCCATCGATATGGTCAGCTCTATCTGCACTGCTCATTAATATACTTCTGGGTTCCTTCCAGTTGTTTTTGCATAGTGATCAGCCTCTCTCTGAGGGTGAAATAATCCCGTTCAGCGGTGTCTGCCAGTCGGGGGGAGGCTGCATTATCCACGCCGGAGGCCGTGGTGGCTTCACGCACTGACTGACAGACTGCTTTGATGTGCAACCGACGACGACCAGCGGCAACATCATCACGCAGAGCATCATTTTCAGCTTTCGCATCAGCTAACTCCTTCGTGTATTTTGCATCGAGCGCAGCAACATCACGCTGACGCATCTGCATGTCAGTAATTGCCGCGTTCGCTAGCTTCAGTTCTCTGGCATTTTTGTCGCGCTGGGCTTTGTAGGCGATTGCGTTATCACGGTAATGATTGACCGCCCATGACAGGCTGACGATGATGCAGATAATCAGAGCGGATATAATCGCGGTTACTCTGCTCACTGTTGCCCCCACAAACAGACTTCACGCTCAATCTCACGACGAGTCATCAGGCCTTTCCATTGCTTACCGCCAGCGTATGTCCAGCGACGCAGCTGATCACATGCGCCTTTGATATCGCCCTGGTTTATTTTGCGAAGAAGCGTCGATGTTCTAAAATTGCCAGCACCCACATTGTAAACGAATGAGTAAAGAGCGCCGCGCGTTGTTTCCGGTATATCGACTTTGATATACGGGTTAATTTGTCTGGCGACAGTGGCAAGGTCTTTATTCAAGAGTGCTTTGCATTCTGCTTTGGTATACGTTTTACCGAGCATGATGTCTTTTCCGGTGTGTCCGTGACATACAGTCCATACACCAACAATATCTTTGTATGGTATGTAGCTGACACCTTCCAGACCATCGTTACCACTTGGGCCAGTGATTAACACTGATGCTATAGCAATTGCTCCGCCACCAATAGCAGCAGCAACGGCTTTTCGTAATGATGGAGGCATTATTCACCTCTCGCAGCCTTGCGCTTATCTTCTTTAATCTTGAAATAAAGGTTTGTCAGGTACGTCAGCAGGCCAAATACCAGGCTACCCAGCACACCTATTGCTGCCCACTGTGAGGGAGTGACTTTATCGAGCAGCTGTAAAAACCAGTAACCGGCACTACCTGCTGAGGTGCCATAGGCGGCTCCAGTTGTTAACTTATCCATGAATTTCATAACCCCACCTCGCAGACAAAGCGGGTGTAAATTGAGGGAATACAACGTATCGCAAAAAAGCAGAAACGTAACTGACTCCGAGTCAGTG